TATTGAGACAGTTGAGTCAGTTAAGAAGTTTGCACCTAAGGTTTATGCCTCTCAAAACAGAGCAGTGAGTGCAAGTGACTATGAAACACTGATTCCAGCAAAAATTTACCCTGAAACTGAGTCAATTTCAGTTTTTGGTGGTGAAGAACTCATCCCACCACAATATGGAAAGGTTTTTATTAGCATAAAACCAAGAACTGGTGATTTTTTACCCAATTTGATCAAAGAAAACATCAAATTGAAGTTAAAAAAGTTTGCTGTAGCAGGTATTGTTCCAGAAATACTAGATCTCAAGTATCTTTTCCTCGAAGTTGACTCAAAAATATATTATAACAGTAATTTAGCACCATCTGGCACTTTTGTTTCGACTTTAGTTCAACAAAATGCAACTTCTTATGCAGAATCAACTGAATTAAATCGTTATGGAGCAAGATTTAAATACAGTAAGTTCCTAAACGTCATAGATAACAGTTCAGAGGCGGTAACGTCGAATATAACGACCTTACAGATGCGTCGTGAGGTACGTGCGGTATTGAATACGTTTGCAGAGTATCAAATTGGATTTGGAAATGAGTTTTATATCAAGAGCATGTCTGGGTATAATATAAAATCATCTGCATTTAGAATAAGTGGAGTTTCTAACACCATATATCTCTCTGATATACCTGATTCTAATAGAATAACTGGATCTATATTTTTCTTTACTCTTCCATCAATAAATTCAACCACTCCAACCATTATTAGGAGGAATGTTGGTCGAATAAATTATAAGAGTGGGATAATTACTTTAAATCCAGTAAATGTTTTATCTGGAAAAATAAAAGACGGTCAAACAATCATAGAAATTTCTGCTTGCCCACAGTCAAATGATGTT